GCACGGTAACAATTTAACTCTGGTAACCAAACTAAATGATTTCCTGTTAATTTTATAGTTTCACCGTCAATAGTTTCAAGGGAGAACCAATTGTTAACGGTTTCTTGTTCAGAATATCCCAAAATCTCATTGAATTGTATTTCATTTGACGATATATTATAAGACTTTACATGACATTTAACTTTATTTTTAACAATATCACCAATTTTCATATTTCCAAACTCAAGAGTTTCTATTATTGTATCATAATCTGCGCAGCCATGAATTTTTTCAGTAATGGAAACAATCTCACCTTCTTCTAAAATATCAGGATGTTTTTTAATATTTTCTATGTCATAATGAATTGTTTTACCGAAAGCATTAAAAACTTCACCAGCCATTTGGGTAGGAATAGGTGGTTCCCATTTGATAACACCCATCAATTCAGTAACATCATCACCTTCGTGAACGACATGACCAGCTCCCAAGTCGCCAAGGCTCGCTAAAATGTATTCATCTGGGAATTCGTTGGTATCCTGATCCATTATTTTTTTACGGAATTCTATAGGTACGATTAAACCCTGCGATACCGCGCCACGTAAACGTACAGCTTTCACACGGTTACGTTTACTACCCGCAAGTTTACCTACCAACCCAAGTCTTTCAATCCAAATATCAGGCACAATAGAACCTTCTGGGATATAGGCGGCTAAATCACCAGTTTGAAATTGGCCTTTACGGACAATAGAACGATAATCCCCCACCCGGGCTAATTCAATAGCATCAGCATTAGGGTGTTCTTCGATTGTAAGTTTGTAAATTTTTACTTCAAAGGTTGACATTATGCAGTATACTCCAAGTTTATGTCTTATTTTTTAAAAATTATAGCTTATTATTCCTTGAAACGCAAGGATTTACGCATAATAAATACTATTACACTAATAGTAATGAGTATTTATTATGTTTACCCACGTTGAAATTCCAGATATTCCAAGTATTATACAACTGAACAAACCCAGTGGTAAGCGTTATTACAAGGTTCCAAACGGTGAAGAATATCCGTCTATTACCACTATTTTAGGCGATAAAGACAAGCCATGGTTAGATGATTGGCGCAACATGCTTGGAACTAAGAAAGCTGATAAGGAAACAAGGCGGTGTGCTGATAGGGGCACTGCGGTACACGACCTTGCAGAAAAATACCTTAATAACCTTGAAATCAAAAAAAGGGATTATAAACCTGAATATATTAGTGATTTCAATAAGTTACGGCTGTCATTAAATGATATAAACAATATCCGTGCACAAGAAATAGCATTATACAGTGATATCTTAAAAGTAGCTGGGACTGTTGATTGTGTGGGTGAGTATAGAAGCGTGTTATCGATCATTGATTTCAAGACATCTACAAACAATAAAGACAAAGATATGATTGCCGACTATTTCAAACAGTTGACTTTCTATGCAATAGCATGGTTCGAGCTTACAGGTGAACCAATTGAAGATATTGTAGTAATGATGGTAGTAGAACGTTCATTCATGCCGTTAATATTCAAGGAAAAGATAGAAAATTGGATACCTGCTTTGTTATATGATATCGACAAATTCAATGGTAATAATAAATAGAAGAAAGAATTAAGGAATTTGGGAATGGAATACAAGAGTTTAAGCAAGTTAAAAAGTGATTTTAGAAAGGGTAACTTTGAGTTTCCTGAAGAAATGAATGTCAATAATATACGTTATAGAATTGGAGAATCATTCGAAAGTAAAATATTAGACATGATTAAAAATAGTCGCAAGTCTATTTTGTTATATTCTACACCATTCACCGAACAGGCTAAAAATGCAGGCTTGGATACTATTCTAGTTTTTGTGTGGGGATTTAACAACCGCCATAAAATGGTTCCGATTGACGTGCGCCCAACACATCGCTCGCGTGTTTTAAATAACGTGAACGAGGCGGGGTTTGATAACGGTAATACTGTTTCAATATCCAAAGAACGTATCGTTGGTGATGTGGTAGATGTAGTAGTAACCAGCATTCCAGGCACCCAACCTATGAAGGGAAAAATTGATACCGGCGCAGATGTTAGTTCTATGCACGCAGATAGTTGGAAGATTAATAACGGTCAAGTAACATTCAAAACACCAGAATTATCTGAGCATGAACTAACTGTTCCCGTGCTTGAAAAACAAGCAATAAAATTATCAAACGGTGATATGTCATACCGTCCGGTAATAGAAATGAACATTCGCATCAATAACATACAGTTGACAAACTGTATGTTCAATTTAAACGACCGTGGTTCAATGACTTATCCTATGCTAATAGGTCAGAACGTATTAGAAGCAGGTAAATTCATGGTAGATCCTACTATTAATGATCCTGATGCGCCAACAAACGAGGTGTTGGACATTGACTGGGATGGTATAATGGAAGATATTAACGCCATTGAATATGATGATAGTGATTTTGAAACAGAAACAAGTGCACAGAAAATTATAGATTATATAAACAAAGAAATAAAATAAGGAATACCCATGGCAGTAAAAATTAGCCCATTTTACGTGGTGCAGAATTTCATCTCACCAAAACAATGCGAAATAATCGTTGATAATTTAGGTTATTATGAACCAGATGTAGATAAAGACGGTAAACCAATCAAGATGATGCGGCACCACGAAGAGTCAGAAAATATTGTCTTTGATAAATTTACGACTTTAATTCCTGTACTTGAAAAGTATTACAACTTTAAACACCGTGGGACAGAGCATATATCATTTGAATTTTTAGCGGAAGGGGTAAAACCAGAGGCTGGTTGCGAAAATGCAAAATGGATAAATAAAAAATGGACAAGAACCAAAGACCGAGATTTCAGTGCTGTTTTATTCCTAAGTAATTATCAAGACCAAATTCCATTTAGTGATGATTATGAAGTATATGGTGGTAAACTTGAGTTTTTACAACATAATTTTGGATTCAATCCTGAACGGGGGACTTTAATAGTATTCCCATCTGGACCACATTTTATAAATGCGATGTCTGATATCATAGCAGGTGATTTATTCATTGCCAAGTTTCATGAAGCTGCCCAGACCCCTTTTTTATATCAACCAGCCAATTTCCCAGGTGATTACCTATCATGGTTTCATGAGTTGACATAATCTAAACAATAGGTTATAATTATGTTTCACAATATATTATAATCATGTTTTTTAGAGGATTTACATATGATGCTTCATTATAACTTTGCTAATATGAAAGGTAAATATTTGAAAACTATGGATAAATTGTCCATTTATACACACCCAGACACCGAATCTTTAATTGGTTTTGCTATTATAATGGCTGGAATTATGTTATCTGCGCTGGCTGTTTCATCCTATAACCTAAAGACGGTACAATCGCAGGTAGATTTAGAAAATGTTCGGCTTTTGCAAAGAATGGAAGCCAATCGTCATACCGAAATTGAAAGAATGGAAACCAATCGTCATACCGAAACGGAAATAATGGAAGCCAATCGTCATACCGAAATTGAAAGAATGGAAGCCAATCGTCATACCAAAGCTGTTGGAGTGGCAGTCGCTAATTCAGATATTTTAAAGCTTGAATATGAATTGCGTATAGCTGAAACAATGGCAGCTACTAACCCATACGTAATGGAAGCTAAACATAGTGTGTCGCCGGTCAACCTATTCATTGATAGTAGTTCTAGTTACACAATACAAACATCTGATGGGAAAACTGAAATTTCTATTAGTATGGTTAAGGTTAATGGTACGACCTATACCCCAGAACAACGTAAACTAATGACTATGGCCTTCCATATTGGTAAAAAGATTGGATACCCTGAAACTATACAAGCCCTATTATTACAAGAAACGCTTGCTGGGGCGTTTGGTGACAGAATTGGTGATACTAATTTACGTGTTGGTAAACGAAGCTATGGGGTCATGCAGATGAAAGTGGCCACAGCTAAAAAAGTTTTAAACAACCATAAAGAACTTATTGCGAATTACTTCCCAAGCCGTAAAACATATAAACGTTTACGTGATGAAGAGATCATCATTAAACTAATACAGGATGATGAATTTAATATTCGATTGGCTGCACTAAATTTTGAAATACATCGAAAGTCATCTAAAAGTTGGGCGCAGGCGGTTGTTGCGTATAATACTGGCCAAGGCGCGGCGAACCATATAAAACAACCTAAGAAACATAAATATTATGGTCATATTCTTAAACGTGTGATATCAGAAGTTCGTCCTTTCAACCAAAAAACAAAATTAACTTTATAATCTATTTGTCATTTTATTTTAGTTGTGATATGCTTCGTACATAATAAAAATAATAACGGAGAATCAAATGACAAATACGATGAGTCCAGAAGATCGCAAAGCTTTAAAAGCTATGATAGTTGAAATGACGAATTCATTAGAGCGTATCGACGGCGAAAAAGAGCAAATGAAAGACATAGCAGAAGCTGCAGAAGATAAGTTCAGTATTAAGAAAAAATACGTAAATCGTATTTGTCATTTGATTCTCCGTTATTATTTTTATTATG